ATTCAACTATAAATGCTCCATTTGTCTTCTTACGACCCTCACTAACCTCGTCAACTATTTTTTTAAAAGATAATTCATCTTCATAATTATCTATAAAAATATGTGAAACCCCCGTACCACACAAATAATAAAATCGAATGCTATGTGAATCTAAATCTAAAACTTTTTTTCCTTGAAGAACACTCCTTATTAAAGTAGTTTTACCTACACCAGGAGCACCACTTACAATTATATTTTTATTTTCGTTTATTAGTCTCTCTAGTTCTTCTCTTTCACTAGAATGTAGTGAATTTTGTGGCATTTTTTTATCGGATGTTATTTTAATGAACCGATCCATGGATGAAATCACAAATCAGGCAATAGATATGGCGTTAAAGAGTGACTCTTTAAATGATAAAGTTCTTAAACCTTTAAGAAGGAAATTAGCCCCATACCTCGCGTGTTTTGTTGCATTCAATATTATATTATTAATTCTACTTATCTATATTCTTAATCTTCTTTGGGGGATTCTTCAGTAACTGGTTCAGATGGTGTATCCTCAACAGGAACTGATGTTTCCTCAACTGGGACTTGTGGATCTTCAGTCACAATCTCAGAAAGTTCTACTCCAGACATTCTTTCAGTCTTTGCTTTAAAGTCCTGCATCACCTTGCTTTGAAGAGAAACAACCCCTGTTTTCTTCAAATCTTCTAATTCTTCTTTGACCGATTTTCCCTGGTTAGAAGCTGGTGCCAATTGGGGCATCTTCAATCCTGTCCGCTTTCTCAACTCACCCCCCATTGAACGGGTGATATCATCTTTCATTTTGCTTTCACTAAATATTTCCTTAGCTTTCATGGAAGTTTCCAAAATAGCTTTGTATGGTTCAATTGGTTGGATATGCATAATCTCTGGTTTGAAAATCTTGGAATTTTTGAATTCCTTCTCGAATTCATCTAAGATGGGTGTTGGGATTGGTGGAGATTGTTCTATCAAACGGTCATATTCCGCGCGCATCAAATCTACCATGTCACGACCATCCATGGAACGCTCACTCAATGGCAAAGCTAATTCCAAACGAATGGTTCTTGACAATTTACCATAAGATTGTGAAGCAACGCGATGACTTTCCATCAATTCGTTAATCTTCAGAAACTGCATAATAGTGGCAATGAGACCCGCGATGAGGTTCATACCACCTATAATAGATGGAACCATGGGCCTAATACTCTCGGGAAATTGTTCTTGAGCGAAATTTGCCGTCCCTGTGATAGTTGATAAAATAATAACAGGCAACGTAAAACGCATTGAGGATTTTTTATACATGAGGAAAGCCCTGTAGTTCATGAACCTATAACAAGCTGCAGCTTCACCCCAAACACGCAATATATTTTCTTGCGCCTTGTACCACTCCTTTGTTCGGGCGGCAACTTTTTTTTCTTGCTCCATTCTTTTCTGAGTTATATTAAATGAACATTATTTTCTTCGTTCATCTAATAATACTTCTTATAGGAATATTAATACCCTTTGTGGGACAGGCGAGAGAATTAAGGGCATATTCAATTTTGATGGTTATTATATTTTTCCACTGGATGATGAATGATGATACTTGTGCTTTAACACAATTGGAAGCTAAAATATTTGGAAAAGAACCTTCACAAACTTTTACTTCGCAAATAATTAGTCCAATTTACAAAATTGATGATAACAAATCAAAGGATTTAATTAAAACTATATTTTTCCTTTTGTGGTTGTTCACTCAGTGGAGATTGGGTCGATTTAGTGTAAAGGAATTCACTGAAAACTGATCTTTCAACTAATTCATTTCTTTTGAATTCCATTGTATTTTTATTATTTTGAAACAAAATGAGACAAATTGCATCTGCTATATCATGCTTTCTGTCTAATTTATTGTAATAATAATTATCTTTCAAATATGGATATGCAATTTTTTCTGTGTACTCTTTTCTATTTTCATAACTTAGATGTCCCAACCCAAAATACGCATGCATTGCATTAGGTGAAACCAATAATGATTTGGGACGAGTAATATAATTAATAAGACACTCAACATTAGTAAAACCACCAGGTGGTTGTCTTTCTATAACAATTTGTTCCGCCTCTTGGAAAAAAAATTTATGGTCATCAATCATCAATGGAACTAAATCAACAATGTCATTAGATTTAATATATTTATAATCTCCCAAAGAAATCTTTTTACAATCAATAATTTCAATAATATCAGTTTTACTACATTCAGCTAGAACTAGGGCTAAATTATGATATCCTATATCTATGCCTAATATTTTCATACCTACTTAAAGATCAATTATTTTCTTTATATAACGTAAATGAATAAGAGTGATAAACAACAACTTGCCATAATTGTACTTATTTTCATTTTGGTTGTTGCATTGTCAGCAATTATATATATGACTAGAAACTTTACAAGAGAAACTATAAAATTAGTTCCAATGCCAATTCAATCTCAGGAACCAAGACCAAGGTTTGAACCAGGTTTTACAAAGGATAGACCAGATACTAGGAATACACCAGAGTTCCGTGGACCCCCATTGAAACATTATAAACCAGGTCAAGTTCAACAAGTTGGTATTCTCCACGATCCAGTAACAAAGGACAGTCTTCCATTGTTTGGAAAAGAAACACCTTATCGTCGGGACAGTTATATGTATTATGCCACAGACAATGGTTCCTTGGGTTCAAATGCTATGATGTCTTTACCCCTTGTTATTAACGGTCGTGATTGTGATGACCAACATGTTGGTTGTAATGAACTCTATGGTGGTGAATTGGTTTCAGTCTTTGGTAAAGATAATCAATATGAAGCTAAAATGTATCGCACTGAAAATTTTTATTAAGAAATTGTTTATATAAATAATAAAGAATGTCATATGCTTTATTGAAAGAATGTCTTGAAATACATTCTGTCAATGAAATTTCTAAAATATTAAACATAGTTCCAAGTACAGTAAATAGATGGTTATTACTTGAAGATGTCCCATCAAACTATGATTTCAATTTATTGAAAATACTTGGGAAAGAAATAGATTATTCTCAATATTCATTCAAATCAAAAGACCAATTTTTTACACCACAAGATATGGCTAAGAATTGTATAGATATATTTATAAATGAAACTGGTATTGATATAAATCAGTACTCATTTATAGAACCTTCTGCGGGAGATGGTAGTTTTTACAAGTTATTACCAAAAAACAAAATTGGGATAGACGTAGAGCCAAGATGTGAAGGAGTTTTAAAAAAGGATTTTTTAACATGGAAACCTGAAAATAATACAAAAAATATTGTAATAGGAAATCCACCATTTGGTTTAAGAGGACATTTGGCACTTAATTTTATTAATCATTCATTTGAGTTTGCCGATTATGTTGCATTTATATTACCACAATTATTTGAAAGTGATGGGAGGGGTAGTCCTAGAAAAAGAGTTAATGGATTTAATTTAATTTATAGTGAAAAGTTGAGTGGTATGTTTCACTTTCCAGATGGAAACAAAACACAAGTGAACGGAGTTTTTCAGATTTGGTCTAAACATACAAAAAATAATAAATATGAATTAGTTTCCAATAATAATAAAAATATTAAAATATTTTCAATTTCAGATGGTGAAACCATTTCATCGAGAAGAAATGTTAATATGATTGGTAAATGTCATTTATATCTTCCCTCAACTTGTTTTGGTGACGCAAATATGAAAACATATGATGATTTTGAAAGTCTTCCAGGGAAAAAAGGTTATGGTATATATTTTCAAACAAATGTAGAAGAAATGATTGAAAAAACAAAAACTATTTCTTGGAAAGATGTGAGTTTTAGGTCTACTAATTCAGCACTCAATTTAAGAACTTCTATAATTTCAAAAAATATAACGTAATTATAAATGACTTGGTTGGTGTATCATTACACTTGGTGTCCATTTTGTAAAGCTGCATTAAAAATATTGAAAAACAAAAATCAAAAAGTTAAGAAGATTGATATTGAAAAAATTGGTGGAAAAGACAGGGTTATAAAAAGTTTAAAAACAGTGGGTCTTCTTTCGGAAAAATCAAAACATAATACAGTTCCAATAATTTTTAAAAAATATAAATTTATTGGAGGTCTTAGGGAACTTAAAAAATTATATAAATAAATAGTAGATGTCTGGTAGCAAGAACAGTCAAAATTCCAAAGTGTTACAAAAATTTACTTTATCGGGTTCATCATCTTCACGTAGGAAATCTAGACCATTGTCCCCAACTAGAAGCACTGCTCGTTCTATAAGACAAAAAACACCAGGACCTGCAAATATAAATAGTTCTCCAGCGCGCGAATCTGAAAGTGTAAAAAAACCATTTGTGCATAAATACATTCGTGTTAGAAGTGGAACTAAAACCAATGAAATACCAAGTTGGTTGGAAAACATTTTTAATAAAAAGTGATATTGAACTTTTTACTCATTAACTTTTTGGCACCATTCATAGATGGAACACTCCAAATGAGCCAACGAGACCAAAACCCTGCAGTTTTTATTCCTGAAGGCTTCCAATTTTCAAGATGTGAATTGGAAACATTCAATAAACCATTTAAAACACGCTTTGGGTTCTTTTCTTTTTTGAGGGACGCTGAGATGTATGGTGAGGCGCCATGTCTGATGAGATATGAACGCATTCTGAGGGGATTTTTGTGGAGGGTGAAATCACTGTATCCCCTAGCACCAAAATCAACTGTATCCCCGTCTTCAAAAATCACACGATATTTCTTTCTGGAATTTGGGCTTTTTATGAGTTTAACTCTCATACCTATTTTATTACAACAATTAATTTTGGAGAGACCTAGCAATCCAACTTTTTTCTGGTGTAAAAGATGTTCTTTTTCTTTTCTTGGGTGATTCTTTTCTTGCTTTTATACTTTCAGATGTATGTGTTCTTTTTTTATTCAAAAACATTTTTATAACATGTCTCTTTTTTTCCATTAAATTTGGAAACTTATTTGTTGCCATTAAAATATTATTAAAATTATTTTTTGATAATGTGACACCTTTTTTTGTAGAATATGATGTAATAAATTTTTTAATTCTTTTTTCACCGTTTTGAAAATTCATCATAGCTTTTTTAAACAATGCTTTTCTATCATTCATATAATATTACAACATTAATTTATAAAAAACCCAGCAGCTATTGAATATACAATTATATATATTAATGAAACAACGAGGGAATATATTTCTCCGAACACAATTCCATAACTTAACACAGACCAAGAATACATATAATTAATGAAAAAAACCACGGGTGTATATTGTCCATTTAGTGTCATTCCAACTGCTAGGGATAGTATCATGTGAGCAAATGCTATAAGTGGTAAATGGACGAAATGAGCACACCCCAATAACGCAAAAAAGTGTACAAGTGTTAATCTAGCTAACCATCGCCAAGCTCTTGGTTTAAAAAATAATTCATCTGCTTCTGGGTCGGGTCTGGGTAAGATTGGAACAACTATTTCAACATTCTCATCATAAACATGTGCCAATGCCAAACTGTTATCAGGATGTCTAACATATCTCCATATATCCATAACTTATATTATTCTTACTCCCTTGCTTTTAACTTTCAATGATTTCATAACGACGATAAAGTTCATCCCAAGTTGGAATTCTCAATAAATCTAATAACCAGTTCAACATTTGTTTATACTCGATCTTAATTTTTAAATAAAGGATAATTATTTAAAACTTAAGTAGAGTTACGCTTAAAACTGGCTCTTTAAACCAGGCTCAGACACCCTGATTTATATAGTGGTTATCAGGGACGGGATTCGAACCCGCGAGGTCATTGACCACCAGTGTGCTTAGTGAGTCACTCTCATACATTAATTTCGTTAAACCTTTAAGCCTCCAAATGTTTTCTACACCTGGCTGTATACATGTCTGTGTCACCCACAAGTATGAGATCTTGGTTTGAAACTATCCTCACAGTAAATGGACCTAGGGTTCCATTGTTGCACTTAGTGCAAAGTGCTTTGAGTTTTTTCACCGTGTCAGCCATTGGTATGCAATCAAGCATTTCTCCAAATTTTCTTTGTTTGTAATCACC